ATGACAAAGAAAAAAGCACACAAACCCGGTTCTGCCACCATTGCCATGAACAAGCGCGCCCGCCACGAATACTTCATTGAAGAAGAGTTCGAAGCCGGCCTGTCGCTACAGGGATGGGAAGTTAAATCACTCCGTGCTGGTAAAGCCAACATCAGCGACAGCTACATTCTGCTGCGTGATGGTGAAGCTTATCTGTTCGGCTCCACTTTTCAACCGCTTGCGGTGGCTTCATCGCACGTGGTCTGCGATCCTACCCGCAGCCGTAAACTGCTGTTAAAGCAGCGTGAGCTGGACTCACTTTACGGCCGTGTGAACCGCGAAGGCTATACCGTTGTGGCGCTGTCGCTCTACTGGAAAAACGCCTGGTGTAAGCTAAAGATTGGCGTTGCTCGCGGTAAGAAAGAGCACGACAAGCGCAATGACATCAAAGATCGCGAATGGCAAATGGATAAAGCGCGTATCATGAAGAACGCCAATCGTTAAACACTGGATTTCGATACGCTTTTTTGCTAGTATTTGAAGTTCTGGGGCTGATTCTGGATTCGACGGGATTGTGAAGCCTTAGGAGCATGCCGAGGGGCGGTTGGCCTCGTAAAAAGCCGCAAAAAAATAGTCGCAAACGACGAAAACTACGCACTAGCAGCTTAATAACCTGCTTAGAGCCCTCTCTCCCTAGCCTCCGCTCTTAGGACGGGGATCAAGAGAGGTCAAACCCAAAAGAGATCGCGTGGATGCCTTGCCTGGGGTTGAAGCGTTAAACTGAATCAGGCTAGTCTGTTAGTGGCGTGTCTGTCCGCAGCTGACCGGCGAATGTAAAGACTGTACTAAGCATGTAGTGCCGACGGTGTAGTAATTTCGGACGCGGGTTCAACTCCCGCCAGCTCCACCATTTTTGAGAGGACTATAGCCGGACAATAGCAATGAAAACAGCTATTTATGGACACTGACCAGACGGTGAGTAGACCACGAGAAGAAAATCGAATGCACGTGAAATGCACGCGCATTCGAAGCAAACAAAAAAGCCTCAGATTTCGGTCTGGGGCTTTTCTGTTTGTTTCAGAGTGTAACAAAAACACATCAGTGTTTATGCCTAGCCTTACATCCATTTATTTCCGCCTCATAACAAGCCTATCTTGGTCCGCTATTTCGGCTAAGCGAATCATAACGGCTTAGCCGCAATCACCTCCACTATGTAATTATTTTATATGTTATTAATAGCATTATAATAGTAAACATTGGTTTATGGATTATTGTTTTTTTATTTCTACTTTCCACATATCGAGTGATATCTTTAACAAGTTAATTTAATGATTATGCCTGCGGGCTGGAATGGGGTTTGACTATGAGAGTTATGGAGAAGTGGATTTTTGATAATCTGGACACTGATAAACTCGGGCTAGAGATATCTCCACTATTCAGGCCCAGAACAAGTAAGAAAACACACAATGTTCATTTTACTGATTATACGACCACAGAAGATAATATTTCAAAGCATGCTCATTATGAACATCCAGAAATTGTTGAAATAGATTTTGTCTGGACTCCTGGAAAAGAGTTAAAAGAATGCGTTCCCAATGGAGTCACCTACGAATGGGCGATTGCTTCACATGTTTTAGAGCACATCCCTGATCCAATAGGATGGATGCTGGAAGTTTTCGATGTGTTAAAGCCGGGAGGAATTCTTTCTCTTGCGCTGCCTGACAGAAACAAATGCTTCGACAGAAACCGGAATCTTACAGACGTCTCCGAATGGCTGCACTCATGGTTATCAAAAGACAAAAGACCTAACGCCAGGCAGTTGTATGATTTTCTTTCCAAGGTAACTACTGAAGATGATTACGGTGTTGTTCACGCAGAAAACCACTACTCGAAAAAAGAGGCTCTGGATTTCACATTAAACTCACATGTCACCGGAACATACTTTGATGCTCATTGCTCTGTTTTTACTGGAGAAAGTTTTTCTAACTTGATTCAGGAACTGAATGAGTTGGGTATTTTTAATGTAAAGATTTCCGGCATCAAAGAGGGGTTTGATGAGTTTTACATTCAATTAACTAAGTCAGGTGATACAAAAGTAAAACGGCCTGAAGGATATAAAGAACCTAACCACGAGCTAGATTCTTTGAAAGCTAACTTGGAACATCATAAAAAGGCATATCGGGAGGCTATTGCAGCTCAAGATGCCCTCAAGAACGAGCTAGCCAGAATAAAAAGTCGCGGACTTATTAAAAGAATTATGAACAGATAGAAAAAGGGCGCGATAAGCGCCCTTGGTTTTACAGCGGCGGAAATACACTATTAAACCATTCCATATACGCCAGATATCTAGGATCATCATCTTCTATTTCTTGATAATCAGGCCATATCTCTGGATTTTGAGGGCAGCAAAACAAAGTATATATCTTATCATTTTTTATCTGCACATATTTCGTATTGTATACCCTGAACAGTAAATGACGAATGACGCTGTACCAGAGGTTGCGTTAGAAGTCGATATGTATATATATCCCGGTAATGTTATTGGCATTGCCGGATAACAAGATGAAATTGACGCTGATGCAGGGGTATATCCGCCAAACTGCCGTATGCCTGGTGGAGTATTCAAAGAGTTTAGGGTTGCAGACAAAGTGCCAGATCCGCTACTTCCCAGCGCAATAATCCCCTCGATAAATTTAGCGTTCATTGGTGCAACTGAACTAATGGATGTTTGCGTGGCCGACAGGTTTGATGAAGTAGAAAGTATCACGTTTGCTGCAGTGTAAACAGATCTGCCACTTACAGTAATCACCTTAAACTGGCTGCTTGCTGTAGGAACAATCGTCAACAGCGCCGAAGCAGAATATCCGGCTGGCATGTTATTGCCGCCATATACTTCCCCTATCTGTGCTGTAGCGTTTACGGCCAGCAATGCCGATGCCCCCGTTGTTGGGTTGTAGATCGCGTAAATCCCCACGAAACCATTCGCCGGAACAGTACCGGTATCCATGCCACCCGCGCCGGTTGTCGCCAGATTGATCTGCTTATTGAACGATGCAAGGCGATATTGGCCGCCTCCAAGGGCTGTCTCCACGATAATTTCATCAGCTGTGATGGTTGCCGTTGCCGATGCTGCGGTTACGTTCATTGCGAGATTGCGCGTCGTTCCAACAACGCCAGTCACAACTTGCGGCGCATAATTTTTCGTTGATTGCTGGATTGCCAGCAGCAGGTTAGCGAGCATGCCCGCCGTATCACCATTATCGAGAACGTCTGCGCCAGAAGTATTAGCAATATACTGCGCAATAACCGAGGCAATAGTGGTTGACTGCCTCAGTGCCTTGTTGATCTGTGCTGATGATGCCTTTCCCGATTGAAAGCCGGTAGCAAGTGCAGCAAGCGCCTCATAATCAGCCTGAGCAGTCACATTGGCATTGTTGCCGATGGCGAACGGTTTAAAGTTATTTTGTGCCATTACAGTTTTTTCTCCCATGCGCCTTCATCAAATCCGGCTATGTATTCGTTTTCCAGGTCAAAACCAAAGAACTGGTTTCCGACCGATGGGGTGAGTATTGAAGGGGTTTGAATGTCGCCGGCCCAGACGCCTGCAGCTTTTACAGTCAGGTATCCCTGTCTGATTGCAGCAATGAGCTCGAGTGAAACTTTACTGATGTCGATCTCGGGGAAAACCCAGACAGAAATCGTCATGTCCTGGTTATCGACGATTTGCATTTTCAGACCTGAACCGGCCAAAGCTGTATCCAGAATTGGGGGTAGCGTATCGTTTTGACCGTTCCAGTTATTGATCGCTATTTTTGCTTTTAGGATAACCCGGTACACATCATCACTGAGGCTGGTATATCCAGAATCCGGATCATACGGCCCTTGCCATACCCCCTGATCCCACCCAAGGCCATCCGTATCAAAAGAAAAGTAGATGCCGGAAATAGGTTGACTGACAATGCGAGATCGGCCTATCCATTCGCCCAGAATATCGAGTTGCTTACCTATGGCTGTATCAATATCAAATGCCTTTAACAGCCCATTAAGAGCTGAGGACGTATCAAGAAAAGGGCGTGTAGAAAGATCGACATGGGCGACAAATTTCGGTTTCCCGGCGTGATAATTGGTTATCAGATCGGTGTATTTACTCATGACGCCACCGTTATGGTGATGTTATCGACCGAGCATGTAACCGCCTCATTATAAGCAGTGACGATATTAGCAGCCGCCACGCTGCCAGCTGATCGCCCTATCTGAAGGCTGTTAATGTCGTAATATCGACTTTCGCCCCCGCTCGTCACTCCTAAGTTTGCGGGTGAATAAACGCGGGAAAGCAGGACATCATCACCAATTAAAAGAGAATTGATATAGGCTGCTATGGCCGTTTTTATGTCATTTCCCACCTGTGTTGTGTAGCCGGAAAACACCTTAAGCGTTATGGACACATAAACAGGGACAGGCACTGGCCTTGAAAAATAAATCGTGTGCGGGTTTCCCCAGAAATCTGGTACCACAACCGACGTGCTGCCAAATGTCGTAACACCCTGCCCTTTCTTACCGCTAATCGACTGGGCGATCGCGGTAACGTCTCCCCCATCAACAATCGCCGCGATGGAATGACGAGGAAGTCCATTAGAGTCCGGGCTATCCGTATCATTCTCGTAAAGCTTATGTCGAGTAACGCCTGTCACGTTTGATATTGAACCGTCCAGAGCGGCAAACGGCGTAAGGGAGGGTAGCGCAACACTCTGGCTCTGCCGGATACGCAATGCTGAATCCTGCTCAACAGCCGTTCCTACCGTTGCCGCTGACGGGTTAGTAACCGATGTCCAACCGCGCGTCGGCGTGTTTATCTGGTTAATAGTCCCTGGCATCGCAGCCACTGCGCCGGGTGTAGCGCATGTCGCTGTGGCGATCACCTGACCACCTGGCTGTATTGTGACGGATGATGGAAGATTCCAGATTATGTTATTCGCGTCCCGTACGGAGCCATGAGTGATGGTCTGACCGGCTGTGCCAGCACAAAGCAAATCCGCCACAGAACGCGTCTCACCGTTGCGCCCAATACCGTTTATTTTGACGTTACGCGACAGTGCGTCACTCATTGCGGTTGACGGGGAAAACGAGTTGTAAACCTGAATCGCGGTATTGTTGGCGTCATGAATGGCCAGCGCCACCAGTGCAACCATTTGTCCATCCTTGCTGTCTGGATCGAGATAAGCATCAGTGCCGTAAATCTGTTGGAAGTAGCCGGTAATCGCAGACAGGATTGTCTGGTAATCAGGCGCGCTGATCCCCTGGGCGTTTACCGTTGCCGATAAACCCAGTGTGTCTAAGTTGAGAGCCATTACGCCTCGCTGTTAACGGTCGTTTTCCCGTAGATGGTGTCTATCGTCGCCGTAAACGTCACCCGGCGTGTTTTGGTGTTGAGGTCAGTAGTGAAAGAAATGATGGAGTTGACGCCCTTCGTCTCAAGAATGCGCTGGCGTATGGCGAGGTTGTAGGTTTCTGGCTTCTGCTTGCCTAACACCGATTGAATCCATGGCGTACCGGCTGTGTTATCGAGAAACCACTGACCGTACCAGAGCAGGAAACGCGTCTTGATGGCCTGGGCAACCGCTTCGGGCGAGTTAATCAACCAAGTATCATCACCCTGGCCGAACGTATAATCGCCGTCATCATCTTCTCGTCGGTATCGCATCAGTTCACCCCGCCTGTATTATCATTACCTTTCTGCACACCCTTATGCGTGTGGCCATCGCTGATATCTTTGCCGTTAGAACTGAGCGAGCCGAAGAACTGGATAGCACCAGTAATTTTCGCCGCCGTACCAGATACAATACTGCCTACCATGCCGCCAGCCCACGTTAACAGGCCCGCGATTGTTACTGCCTGGCTGAATTTAGCCAGCGGTGTTGTCACATTAAAGCCGCCCGGCGCCACGACGTTTACGGAATGACTGTTAGGATCGAGTTCGATGTAAGCCGCCCCGTCGTCCGTTCGCATCTGCAGGGTTGTTGTGCTCACGCTACCAATCACGTTTGCCTGTGACTGAGGCCCTACGATGGCAAAAGCATCTGACAAATCATGCTGACGCTGATCGACAGGCTCCTGCACGCCACCGTTCTGCCACCAGAAATCTATGCAGCGATCAGAAAATATTACCAGGCACTCATCGCCAGCTTTTACCGGAAAAGTGATTGTGCAACCGCCGCCGCGCGGGAAAATCACAGGAACATCCACCAGCACTGGCAACGGTGCCGATTTGAAGTTGCCCAGCGCATCAGCCACCTGACCTTTCAGCGCAGGCTGAACGCCACACGTGCAAGCAATCGGGTCGAATGATTCGATGATTCCGGGCATGGAGACGCGAAGCATTGAAAAGATAGTGTCCGACAGGACTTTCATGGCCTGCTGCTCACCACCGGCCAGAGACTGAGGGGTTACCGCCATTTGCTTTTCTCCGGGCATAAAAAAACCCGCCGAAGCGGGTTCTTGATTTCTTTTTTTTAAAAAAGCGCTAATGGTATGGATGGATGTGGATAGCCGGAAGACACAATAAAATTTGTTAAATAAGCTTGGATGTATGGGAACACTTGAGCTTCACTTTTAGCGTCTGTTATCGCCTTCTCTGCCTCATCGCCAGTGACTTCTTTTTCAAATTCGAATAAAAACACAAACTTAGCATCAATATTGTACTTATTTGGCGCAGTGAGGTTAACAGCAGTTATCATCCTTGCTGAGCGTTTGTCAGATTCATTGTATTCGAGGGCTCCAACTATCTTAAGATTGTTTTTGGGGCCCAATTCTTCGCTGTTAACTGTAAGAGAAATCTGATCCACTACCATGCTAGCCAGTTTAAAATCCATTTTGCTGAACCTTAAAAAGTAAGTGACAACTCGTGTTGAGAATTATTCACCACAAGTCTGCTCGAAAAAATGCTAGCTACCGCACCATGGCGTTCTAGGTTTGAAGGTACTTTCATTTCAAGAGAAAACAAATGATGTCCTTCAGTTTCAATTGCGCCTGCAGCAACAAGAGACTCTCCAAATTCCTTTGGACTCATCTCTTCTAAGCGAGCAATAGCTTCTTGAACAATCTGCATTTGAGTTTTCATTTGATACCCCTTTCAACCACCTCTATCTGATCGACATTTATTGATGCCGAAGGTTCCTTAACGCTCAATACCCGGCAGTTAGGAACTCTTGAACCATACTTGTTTATACGCGACCATAAGTCCAGCTTTATGAACTCTCTGTTTATCACTGCGTCAAACGCTGCGTTTTGTAACATATGATTGAAAACTATACAATCATTAACAATCAGGCTTTTTGACGGTTTTTCGCCAGATTTTCTCATCCTACTAATGACATAGTCTCTGTAATAATTGAAAGCTTCTACGCCTTCGTTAGTATCCATTTGCAGAACGTTTTCTACGATGACTTTGACACTCAGTACGACAAATCGACTACTTTTTCTGAATCTTGCCCAATTTTTCGCATGTAAGTGCGGGTTTCCTACCCCATCAATGAAGAAGTAGGCCCCTGTTCCAAGCCATTCATTAGCTGCAGAGCTTACCCTAAAATTTTCCTTTTTGATGGAGCTTTCATTTAGGCTGCTCGTTCCGTGGAAACCAACATACTCCATTAAAAGATACCTACAGAATAGACGAAAATGTTAAAAAAAGTTACTAACCAGATTTGGGCAAGCAGAGTATCAAAAATCAAGACAAATTCAATTAGAATCACTAAAGATTAGATATTACTATAACTTTACGCAATCATAAGTCCCGAACGCACGCGGCTGGTCCATGTTGCTGCGGATCGCTTCGACGTTCAGGATAGCTTTGCCATTGCGCTTAATGTAGTCCATACCGTACCAGCCGGGCGCGTCGCCGCGCTGAACCATCCATTGAACTTGGACATTATCATAATCTTCTTTCTGTTTAAGAAAGGTGAATTTTTGACTCTCGGGCTTCACATCATTGATACGGAACCAGCCGTCATCCGGGCCAGCAGACAACGTGAAAGGACCACATTGAGTTACAGCGAAGCATTGCGACGAAAGCAGCAACGAAACAGCAAGTAGTGGCCTTATCATTAAACGGTCCTGTTTTTGGCAGATTCATTAATCAAATCGGCACTACCGCGTGCAAAGCACATCAAATCCATATACCACGGCTGGCCTCTGGTATCACCAGTATAATCGATAGCCTTAACGATATACACGCCATCAGCCGCAATACTTGCAGGCTGTTGCAGTGTTCCGTTCACCGACAGGTTGCCGTTCGTGTTTACTTCATCGGCACGGCTGGGCAAAGCTTTAACCTCATCAGCCGACAGGCTCGCCCGGTAAACCGAAGCCTGATCGATTTCCACCAGCCCGTTTAGCCGAATGTTGGGATTGATAAGACAGCGCGCGTTGACGCCTGCGCCCATAGTCTGTTGTGCCATCCCGATCAGGCCCGTATCGCTGTTTAACACCACTGCATCATGAATGTATTTGTCGGTAGGTACCATCTGTGCCTGTCCATCCACCAGCTGCCAGGTAGCGCCGCTTTGCGCGGCCACATTGTCCATAACATCGCGAGTGGACTGATAAAGCACTCGCCCGCGCGGGAACACAGTCGGCGGCATATCGCCGGTGATGCCCTGCCTGACGCCGAAGGGACTGAAGCTGTCCATGGCTGCAGCATGCACATCAGCGACCGTGTAACCTGCTGCCAGAGTTTTTGAAATACTGGCATTCATGAACGCCTGATGCCCATCGACCGCCTGAATCAACACCCATGTATCTGTCGGGTTGTCTCGCCCATCAATCGTAAACCGGATGTCACCACTGAATATTTCGCCGAAGTTGGTACCGCCCGTCTGGCCCACCTGATCGGCTGACAGCTGGCTGACCTTTCCCACCTGGCTGGCATCAACAGGCTGAGCCATTCCGTCGTAACCTGCGATGATTTTTATCTTTGCAAACTCTTTGCCGAGTATCCGGGAACTGGTGTCTTTAGACAGGTTATAGATCCGCACCATAGCCACACGCGGCCAGCGCGTGTCCGTCCAGGTGATATTAAATACGACCTTAAAATCACTGAGGCTGATGCCCTGCCCGTTCTCAGACAGGATCTGCAACTCAAAATGACGCATCCAGTTTTGGGACATGGTTACTCCGTGACAACCAGTAAATGGCTTTTGATGCCCAAATCGGTTTTAGTAGGATAATCCTGTCCCGGATCATCGCAGACCACGACCAGGCCAAAGCCGAGATTGAGGTAAGCGTATTGCGACAGAAGGTTAGCCCCGGTCACCAATGGGATATTTGAAACGACAGCTGTACCGCTGATGTCCATCAAATCCACAATCCAGCCCGCGCCATCGCGCCAGAGAGAGCGAATTAAATAGCTCACTCCGTTGATAGCAATACTGAATTTCTGGTTATCCGGGGAAAGCGGGATTTCATTAACCTGCATGACTCCCCCTAAAAAAGACCAGCAATAGAAGACAGAAGCGACTGATTGACCGGCTTCGATGATTTAACGCCTGAGTTCTGGACGGCTGACGTGCTTACGCCCTGGCTCATGTCTGCTTTGTCTGCCACTGAAATGGTCTGCGTTGATGTGATAAGGACTTCGCGCAACGTCAGCGTCGCTGATAAGACGTTTTCAGTCTGTTTGTCAGTGATGACCTCCAGCACCTTGATCAGCATGTTGTTATAAATGCGTTTGCCCGTTGTGACGCTGAACGGTACACGGCTGCGCTGCAACGTCAGCAACTCGGCGTAAACCTCCTTTGGGCTCAGGCCAATACTAAGACCAGCGGAGGACAGATTGACCAAATCCAGCAAAGAGCCGCCGCCCGCAAAGCCAACCTCCATAACAACCTCAGAAGGCCGGCGAAAAGCATGATCGGCAACCGGCGCTTTGTCCTCGACGGGATGTTCAGTGATTTCAAGCGTGTCGCTGTGCTTTTCGCTCACCACCACATCGGGGATCATCATCCCTATTTTGCGACTCTGGAGAGAAAACAGCGTTGATAAAATATCCATTAACGCGGCCCCGTTGATAATGTCTGGCTTAAACGTGAATTAACGGACGTCTGCTGGTCAGCAACCGCTCTGCCCGCCATGCCCGGGTCGGTTACGCCATGAATATGAATATTGGTTTCCTGGTTAACCTGAGCGCCGCCTGACGGCATGTTGCTCATTACGCGTGGAATGTAGTTGCGGGTTTCCTCGGGTAACAGCGCCATGCCGTGCTTCTGCACGTTGCCGATCCCCCAGTTATACGACGCCAGCGCTTTGCCGAGGTCACCTCCGTTGGATTTGAGCAACTGCGAAAGGTATTTAGCCGCGGCCTGGGCTGACTTCATCGGGTCGAACGCTTCACCGTTCCTCAAGCCCAAATCTCTGGAAGTTCCTGGCATTAACTGGAAAAGCCCCTCTGCGCCAGCACCAGACATCGCCATAGGGTCGCCAGACGATTCAGCGATAGCTACGCTGCGCAGCAGTCCTTCGGGGAGACGGTAAATCTGTTCCAGTCGCCTTAATGCCGGTTGCATCCAGCCGAGCAAAGCCGCGCCCGCTTTTGTCGGCTGCGGTCGCTTTACGGTCCCATAGGCGTCATAGGCATTCGTCGCACCATTGGTACCGGAAATTCCAGCCCACCAGGAATAAGCCTGATTCAGAAGCCCGTCAGCCTGCCCAAGCAGACCGCCAGTGCTACCCTGATTCTGATTCATTCGGTCAACGAGATATTGCCCGACGCTTTTACCCTGGCTTTTTGCTTCTTCCTGCGTTTTCCCTATTTTGTCCCAGGCGCTGACTGCAGCAATGGCTGCAAGTAAGGGTGAAAATCCTTTGCTGACACGCGCAATTCCGGTGAGCATCCGCAAAGCCCAGCTACCGGCAACAAACACTGCCAGCACCTCGAAAGCATTTTGCAGGCCACCCACGCCGCCCGTCATATCCAGCAACGTATCTTTTATCCACTTCATCGCTGAAATGGCTTTGTTAATCGATGGCTCCCACTGGCTCCAGTCAATCAGGCTTTTGCCGCCCTCTTTCCATGTCCGGTAATCGTCATAAAGTAGCGCCAGGGTGCCAATAAGCATGGTCACCATTCCAATCGGCGACCTCATGAATGCGCTGTTAAGGATCCGCCAGGCGATGAACAATCCACCCAGCGTGGCTATTAATCCCTGCGTTGCTCTGTCGAGCGAGCCCCACCACTCTTTGATGTCACCAGCAGCCTGAATGAGCCGGAACACAACACGTCCTATGACGTCAGCCAGCCACAGTATGCCTTTAACGCCACTGGTGATGGCCTGCTCTATTTTCGGGAAGTTATCGATAATCTGTTTGCGCAGATTATCAATCGAACCGGCCAAGCCTTCACTGAGGCTGGAGCCGATTTTATCCCGCGCCATCGATGCCATCTGACCGAACGAACGCAGGGACGTCATAAAGCGATTAGAACTGACAGCAGCCTGATCGGCATTGAAGCCGATCGCCTTCGCCATCTGCGAATACTGTGCACTAAACTGGCCCACGCCACGGCGCATTGCCAGCAACGTGTTTTCATCAATGCCCAGCATCTGGGCATACTGGTTAGCCCGGTAATAAGGCATGTTTCGCAGCTTGTCGCCCACGCCCGTGAAAATGCTGGCCATGTCCCGCATGTTTCCGCTGGCGTCACGGGTTTGCACGCCGAGACGATTGAGAACCCCCTCAGCGCCGGGACTGTTACGCATGAAACGCGCCAGGCTCTCCAGCGATGATCGCGCTCCCTCTGCAGTACCGCCCAGCTGTGAAACGGCGTATCCGATCTGCTGTATACCGGCGACCGTTGCACCCGTGCGCTGGGATGACCAGTACAGCTGGTCAAGGCCGCTGGCAATCTTCGCTGTATAGGCGAGGATGGAGAGAGCCGCCCCTTCAACGGCTGCGCCCATTTTCACAACCTGCAGCGTGGTACCGGCCACAACGGCGTTGAATTTGCGCGAACCTGCTTCATCAACCTGAAAGCCCAGACTGACCAGAAAATCCTTAATAGTTTCAGCATTCATTGGTTTTGTTGCTCCCAGCGGCGGATCCGCGCATTGTTATCGGCTTTGAGGTCCAGCCAGTCATTCATGCGGGCAATGTCGGCCAGATCTACAGCGCCGTTTTTAAGGTCCGAATAACTGATGTACCCGGCATCAACCGGGCGCATCAGGTAATCTTCACCATCAGGAAGCGTGTCGAGCGTCAGACCGCTGGCGGGGGCGGCGTCTCTTTGTCGGGGAGTGCGGGCAAAAAATTTCCCAGGCTGTCGCCCACCACGCGACCAACCATCTGCAGCATACTCAGCAAATCGATGTCGTCGAACATAAGTTCATTCTGGCGCACAACCGGCACCCATGAGTTTTTGTCCTGACGGCGGGAGACAGCTGACAGACACGGAAAAATAATCGCGTTGGTGTCTTCTTCGCTGAGCGCTGCCAACTGGTCGGCTACTTTGGGCAGAACCTTTTCCAAAATCGCGCCATAAGACTCAGGATCGGCATCGGTACCGCCCTTCTTTGGAATCATGTCGCGAATGCTGCCATATTCAGCCAGGAGCCCAGCCAGCACAGGAAGCAGCTTGCGCGAAACCTTCAGTTGTTCGAAAACGTTAAGTTTCGACGTGCGATAATCAATGCCTTTGATCTGAAATTCCATCTGTTAATACTCCCCGAGCATTTCATCAACTTTGATGCAGTCAAATACCCAGGCAACCATGCCTGCCACTTTCGGATTATTGAAATCCGGCTGCTTCTGGAATGCACACCCGCGTGCCGTCGCCAAATCACCTGATGCCGTGTTACGAATCACAATGACGTTATTTCCCCAAAGTGCGGACGACAGCTGCTGCGCGTTGTACATAAGCGACAGTTTTTTATTCACCGGAGAGGTTTTCAGCAGATTAACGGTGATAGTCCCTGATTTGCCCGCGTGCAGACTGTGCATACCCTCACCGTCAGCGCCTGTGGTCATCGTGTTTTTGGCTTCTGTCATTACTACCGTGATCCCCTCATCAGAGTTGGCAGAGCCATAACCCAGATCAATCGCGCCGGATGGCCCGGTGAGGGACGCCGTGACGTCCATAAATGAATAAGTAGGCATCAGTTTCCCCTTAGCGCACTACGTTGATCATGACGTCGCCATAATGAATGGCTCCGGCCAGCTTACAAGCCACCTGAACCGGCGGCGCTTTTCGCTTCTGTCGGTCTGACTGTGCCTGCTGGGCCATTGGCTGGATGTAGGCGTAATAGCCTTTGGTCAGCGTATCGCCGGATGACAGTTCGCCGAGCGGGCCACCCGTCCAGACACCTGGCGCAATAAGGCCATTTGTTACCGCCTGGTCCATTGAATCTTCCACGTTCGCGAGCAGGCGCGTACCGCCAGCGTCGGTCTGTGGGATTTTGGTCAGGGAGGTGTAGAGCAGGTTGAAATAATTGGTCTGAACATAGTTCTGCAGCCAGTCCAGACCGTGGCGCTCATCGAAGAAATCGCCGTTTGCCATGACAACGCCGTGTCGGCCACCATCGAGACGCTGGAGTCGTCGCGCGAGCGCGCCTCGGTCATCGGCTATTCGCTCATCCGCCTGCCCGACCAGGAGAAGTGGAGCGGCGACGGCGCGGGCATCAAGGCAATTACCGGCGGCGATGCGGTGTCCGTTGACCCGAAGTACCGCGACGCCTACTCGACCCACATCCCGGCGGTGATTCTGGCCGTGAACAACAACCCCATGCGCTTCACCGACCGCAGCGGGGGCGTGTCGCGCCGGCGGGTTATCCTGCACTTCGCGGAAATCATCCCGGCAAACGAGCGCGACCCGCAGCTGAAGGAAAAGATACAGGCGGAGCTGGCCGTTATCGTGCGCCAGCTGATGCAGCGCTTCAGCAACCCGCAGGACGCCCGCGCGCTGCTTCAGCAGCAGCAGAACTCCGGCGAGGCTATGCGCATCAAGCGCGACGCCGACCCGATGGTGGACTTCTGCGGCTACCTGTTTGCCACCGCCGAGCCGAACGGCCTGCACATGGGCAACGCCAGCATCCGGCCCTTACAGCCGAAGCGCTGCCTCTATCACGCCTATCTGGCGTACATGGAGGCCAACGGCTACCGTAACCCGCTCAGCATGAAGACCTTCAGCCAGGCGCTGGAGAGCATCCTGCGCGAGTACGGGAAAAGCTACCTGAAGCGGCGCACGAAGCTCGGGATGCAGACCAACCTCGGGCTGACGGACGAAAGCAGCGCCGACTGGCTGCCGAAGTGCGACGATCCGAACGCAGCATGA